TCCCATTGTCCTAACATCACTTCTGAATTTATTCCTACAATATGAATACCAGCTTTAATACAAGCATCCATATGTTCACGAGCTATATTTTCACCAANATTTCTACCACAATANTAATCNCCTTGTGGTGCAGGTTCACCATCTTCCCAACCTAAAGGATTGCCATTTTTATACAAAGTATATTCTTGTTCAAATCCTACCCAAGCATCATCATCCCTATGTTCTGATGATAACTCTTCTAATACAAAACGATGATTTGTTTCATGTGGTGTGTCATCTGTATTCCAAACTTCACATAAAACTAAATAAGAATATAGATTTTCTAATGGACTTTCATATAGTTTAACGGGTTTTAAAACACAATCAGAATTATCACCAGGTGCTTGATTAGTTGATGAACCATCAAAACCCCAAATTGGACAACCAGATGGACCTGATACACTCCTATCAAATTCTTTTACAATTTTTGTTTTACTACGCAACTGAGCCGTTGGTTCAGTACCATCTATCCATATGTATTCTAATTTAATCATTTTGTTTCTCCTATGTTCAACTCTTGAAGTCTTCTCTCAACTTCTAATTGTGGAAAATTATCTTTCAACCAGATGACTGCTGAATTAAAGTCAAGTCCTAATATCCAATTTATAAAAACAATTACATCTAATACATTCAACATTCCATCTTCATTACAATTTGATGCTATATATTCTTCTTCTGTTGGATTTGATAAATTGAGAATAAAGTTAATCATAACAACAACATCCATTATATTTAACTCTCCATCAAAATTGGTATCACCTAAAACTACATCAATAGGTGGTTCAGGTTCTCCAATATAACCAAAAAACCAAGGTAACTGTGTATAAATTCTTGAATATACACCAGGATAATTAGCTTCGGCACATCCGTATCCCCAACTGACAATGCCTATCAATTCATATTCACCATCAGAATTAGTCATGATAAGTGGACCACCTGAATCACCTTGGCAACTGTCTTCACCACCATTACCATCACCAGCACAAACCATATTATCAGTAATATCACTATTAGAATAATTTCCACAACCATCATCAATTGGTACATCTACTTCAAGTAACACATTAGACGAAGGGCCTCCGCTATATATTGCTCCCCAACCCATAGTTGTTGACATTACAGGTTCTTCGTCGTGTGAATCATCTGTAACTAATTGTATTGATTCAAACTCTGCAACTGGTTGTGATAAATGAACAAGAGCATAATCATTGTTCAATGACCCACCATTGTAATTTGGATGAACAATTATCTGATCTGGATATCTTATTACTGCCCCTGTTGTTCCATTTACATTATGTAATCCAACTCTAACTCTAAACGAATTAGTATTCTCTCCTGACATACAATGAGCTGCTGTCACAACCCAATCTTCTCTAACTAATGAACCACCACAAAAATGCCATCCACTGTTAGTTTGAACTGATACCATAAATGGATACTTACAATCAGGACACGCTGGGTCTACTTCTGTTCCACCTACAATCCTTGGCCATGGTAAGTCACCTGGAATTGTTGTTTGTTGTTCCATAGACCTTGTAAACAACTCATCTTGTGGTTGAGTTATATCTTGATTACAACCAAATAATACTAATAACATCATTAAAAATAATTTTTTCATTTTAGTTCTCCACTAATTCTTCATTTGTTTCTATGAAATCAATTTCACAAGTGTCATTGTTACAAAACTTGTCTACAATTGCTTCATTACCTTTTACTTGTCTAAATGATAAGAATTTTAATTTACTAACCATCTTATCATATTCTTCTTTTGTTATTTCTTCATAAGGCATTTGTCTGTATGCCCCCTGTTCAAATTTAGGTAATAACGATATACCCTTTAATTGGTATTGAAAATAATTGAGAGCATATGAAATTTGATTACCTTCAGTCTTTGGATCAAATGTAACTGTACAACTGACTTGATTATCTGCCCAATACTTTTGCATAAAGGCAGCTAATGACATCTGTTCCCACATTGNAACTTCATTAATTGTTCTGACACCTTCACCAACATCAACAGGAACTTCTACAACCACAGTAGTATTTTTACTACCAAATGCGGGTTCTATATGATAACCAGCCTTTTCCAATGGTTTAATCAATGTTGAATTAATTGATAATCTGATTCTTCTAATATAAAATCGTGATTCAGGATAATGTAATCCTGGTGTAGCTCCTGCTAACAAACTTACAGTTCCTGATGGTTTTACACTTGTGGTTTTAATACTACGAGGAACAGCTAACCAATCCGAATATAACTTATCATAATCTTGTATAGAATCATATCCACGCTTTAACCAACATTTTAATTTATGTAATCCTCTATCTGTAATGAATTGAGCTATTCCACTCACAGAACAACCTATCCGTCTATTTCTTAACATAACTCTATTAGTTTCAGACCAATGTGTTTTTCCTAATGTAACTGTTTTAGCATATAAATAAGCATATTTTAATGTCTTAATATAATCTTCTAAATCTTCATGGTTATTTGGAAATGTTTCTACAAGACAACATAATTCATATGATTCCAATGATTGTTCAAGACAAGGATTTCCACCAGCAACTCTATGATCTTTCTTATCTCTACCATTTCTCATACGAGAATAATCTTGCATATTTTCTAACCAAGCAAATCCTGGTTCACCATTATCATTGATTCGTTCTGCTGCTTGTGTATAATCCATACCAAGTTCGGCAAAGATTGAATTATTTGATGTCCAACCATATGATTCTCTATGTGGATTCTTTTTATAATTCTTTAAATTAATATACTCATCAGATGTTGAATCACCAAATACAATTTCTGCTGTTCTTCTGACATTACCAGCAACTACACACTTTCCAATCAAATTCATAATATCTACAATTGTCGTTATCGATATTGGTTCACCTATATTTTTATCCAAAACATCTCTAATCAATTTCAAAACTTCTTTAAGTGGTTCATGTCCACTTGACACTCCACCAAAACCTTTGATTGGTTCACCGGCTGCTCGTATCTTTGAATAATCAAAATCAACTGGTGATACTCCAAGAAAATAACTATCCAATAATCTCCTTAATGCTTCAACCCAACCTTCACGAGTATCTGGTATAACATACAATTCAGTATCTCTATCTGATTTTGGCCCTCTTATTATAAATGAATCAGCACCTTTTGTATCAAACCCAACACCAACCCCAACCATGCTCGCATCCATTAAAAATGTAAATGGTTTAGCCAAATCTTCTTTGAGATTTACTGTTGATACAAACGCACAATTGTTGAGGGCGGCATATAATCCTTTTTCTTCTGTGATTGATGTTCCCATCGCCCACAGACCGCGTCCAGGAGGCAAGAATTTCATATTAAAAATTCGGTCATACATCTCCTGTGCTGACCTCTGTGATTGCCACGCATTCCACCCTAAATCATATCTCTCAATGTGGTGTTTCTGCATATTGTAAGTTCCTTCTACAACACGACGAACTGTCTCCCACCACATCTCATTCTTCCCATCCTCTTTAATACGAGAATAAGTTCTCATATAAACAAGTTCACCCAATCCATTAAATCCAAATGGTGATCTCTTTCTCTTATATTGATCTATGAAATTGTCTGATAAACTAAATTTTTTAAACTCTAACATTTTTATAACTCCTACTATTACGAACATCTATAAATATCATTTCATCAACTTCTTCTTTATTTTTTTATTTAAATAATAAACATAAATGTTCTTTGGTTTTGTATCAACATAATACATATCATCTTCAGATGAATCCCACCAACCATGACCTTCTTTGTTTTCCCATCTTCTTTTTAATTCTCTACCATATGGTTTTATTTTTTGATTCATGGAACGAGCATGATATTTTTTACCATCAACCATTAAAATTCTACCACCACCACTTTGTCCTAAATGATGAAAATTAGAAGCTTTGTATATAACACCTTCGTGTCCTTGTTCTAAATCAGCATAAGATAAAATAACTTCTATATCCGTATTTTTCTTTATCCACCTCAATGTCTTTCCAATAAAATAACTTTCCGTATTTGTAGGTGTATCATCTATACAACATAATCTTCGTAATTCCCAACATCTTAAAGGATTATCAGGATTATATTTTGCAGCTGTAGATTTCATGGATGGTAACGCATATATCATAGCACCAATCATTCTCATATCATCAAACAAAGCAAAACATTGTGTTTGTTGAATACCGTTTGTATCATGTGAATAGTGCCATTTATGTATGAAAGATTGTATTACCTTTCTTTCAACTGGTTCTACTATGAAATCAGTTACTTTCAATATACTCTACATCATGTGAAGATACCCAATAATTTTCTGATACTTCTATAATTATAGGATATTCTAATTTATCAATATCTACACTAATCATTTTTTCTTCCTTGTTTTCTTTGGAGCTTTACCACCAACCCAAGCTTCATTAACATCTTTAGTAAATTTATCATCTGCTAAATATCTACCTTTTTTGCCTCTTGCTCGTTTTGGTTTTTCTTCTACCTTAGTTTCACTTAAAGAAAATATAGTGTTAAGAATAGCATCTGCAGATTCTTTTATTAATTGCCTACAAGTTTCACCTAAAGTCATTTCTTTTTTTTCTTTCATAATTTACCTCTATTATTTTTTCTATTTAAGATGTAATATCTTCATCACTCTTCATTAAATCATCATATTTACTTGCTAACATCTTTTTCATTAAATTATCTCTATTATCAATCTTATTCTGTGTCTCTTTACCACCTACACTTGTAGATTCATATATCTCAACAGCACCTGTGTTTGTGTTTATCTTCGCTGGAAATGTTATACCATCAGGTCCAAATCTGTTTTTAATAATATGAAATCTACCAGTATTACCAATCTTATCTTCTACTTTCCTACTTAATGAAACTACAAAATCTGCTGTCATAATCTTTTGATATGACTCCGCTATCTTTTGTGCTTCGATTATATCTTCATCAAGTGCTGAATTGTGTGAATATACACCATTAGCAAAAAACATATGCGTATCCTCAACTGTAATATCAACAGTATCTTCTTCACCAACTAATTCAATTGAAACAATTTCATCCATTACAAAATCTTCTGGATTTAAGTTATGCATTTTCATTTATAAATTCCTTACATTTTTTGATTACATTATTCGTATCAGTTTTATATTCAATATCATTTATTCGTAAAATTTTATATCCCTTACTTTCCAAAATAATATCTCTCTGACCATCAAGATTTTCATCGTGCCAATATTCACAATCAAATTCAATTATAGAATTTCCACACTTAAAATCTGGCATTATTATTTCTTTGTAAATAATTTATCACCAACTTTTAATCCCGTAGATACTGATTTTAATTTCCCATACATAATCGGTAAATCGTGGTCGGCTGAAATGGTTATCTCTTTTCCTGATTTTAATTTAACTTTATATACTGGTTGTTTCTCAACTGGAAAAACTTTAGTTACTTTTTTATATCCAAGATGAGTTAAAATTTCATCACCTTCTTTTATTTTACCAATTTCTATTTTACCATTTTCAGTTTCTACTTTATCAGTTAAAATGTGGCATCGATTTGCTTGTGAAGCTGTCCAAATTGGAATATCAAACTCACCAGCTAATCCCCTCAAATCTTCATATATGTTACCAAGAGCATGTCTGACTTCCTTTGCATTACTAGTATCTTTAAGAATATCAGCATAATCAACTACAACCATATCGAAATCTTTTCCCATCATTCGTAGTTTCTGTAAATGAGCTGATATCGTATTTACTGATGCGGTCTTTGTTGGAAAATATTTAACAATAAGTTCACCTTCTATATTTTCAATCTTTTGTTTTACTTCATCTTTGTGATATTTTAAATTCTGATTCGCTATCCCTGTAAATACACTATCGTATCTTAAACCAACATACGCTTCATTTAATTCTAATGTATAATGAACAATATTTGAACCCCGTTTCATTGAACCAGCCGCAAGTGCACAAAGAATCCAAGTTTTACCAATACCAGCTGGTGCTACAATAACACCCAACTCTCCACCCGCCAATCCACCCTGTATCAATTCATTCATAACATCCCAAGGTGTTTCAACTGTGCTACGAGCCATCTCTGAATATCTAACCTCTATATCATCAATATATTCATGTCCAATATTTCTTTCAGTTCCAGCTCTTAAAGCATTGTCAACTAATTGTTTGATGGTATCAAAATCACCTTTGTTTTCAAGTATCTCAACTGATTCGATAATAGCATTTTTTAATGTCTGATTCTTAAAGAAATTAAGTGCTTGGTCTTTGATAAATTCTAAATCCGGAGCTTCTGAATATCTAACTACTTCTTTAAGTGTTTCAATGATTGTTATTTTCAGAATATCGTTATGAACTTCACTTACCTTTACTTTAAATACATCTAATGTTATTGGTTGTTTATATTCGTTATAATATAATTTACATTCTTTAGCTATCCATTTCAAACTATCATTATCAAAATGACTCTCATCAAATATATCATAGATTTGTGCTATGAAATTAGTATCAGCCATTAAAGATGATAATATCTTAATCTGAAATGTGTATCCGAAAGTGCTTAAATTATCTGTCAAACCCTTTTAATCCCCCGAAATCTATCAATTCTTGTAAATTCTTGAATCCAACTATCAAAATCCTTTATCTGATTGCTTAATTTATCTTGTAAAAATAAAACCTGAAATCGATGTTTTATTAATTGTGGAACTTCTCTATTTATGGCTCCTTGTATTTTCAACTTTATATGTCTAGGAATATCTACTTTATTTAATTGCATCAATAGATAATTTCTCTTTAATAAGTTATTATTATTTTTTATATTTTCCAATAGTTTTACTTTTTTATCTGAACTATTTGCATAATCAATTAAATCCATAACATTAAAATCTTTGTCTTCTATAATTGGTTCTATGTATTTAATTATACTTTTCAATCCAGCTCCTTGAACTCCTGCAATATTATCTGACTTATCACCATCTAATATTCTATATGTTAAAATGTTTCTTGATGGTATCCCATATTCTTCTTCAACTTCTCTTTTATTGTATAGTTTCTTTTTGGTTGGTGACCAAACTTTAACTCTGTCATCTACAAGTTGTAAGAAATCCTTGTCAGTTGACATTAAAAATATATCACTCTCTACAAGTATCTGTTGAGAAATATAAGCCATCACATCATCTGCTTCAACATTATCAACTGATATAAGAGTAATAGGTAATTGTTCTAAATATTCAATTAACCTACCCATCTGTTGTATCATCGACTGTTCTTCATCTTGAGGAGCAGTTCCCCAATCAACATTTCTGTTTAATCTTTTCTTGACCTTACGAGTAGCTTTATATTCTGGATATAGTTTTCTTCGTCTTGTCGAACCACCCTTACCATCAAACACAACAATTATCCTTGAAGGTTTTAATATGTCTGATGTATATCGTAATGACCGAAGAAAACCCATCATCCCACCAATGTGCATTCCATCATCATTAATTGATGGATTAACTGAAAACGCTCGAATGAAGGTGTTGAGTCCATCAACTATCAACACCCTATCATTCAATCTTGTAACTGTTTTATGTTCTTCGTTTTTTGTTTGGTCAAGAAAGGATATAAACTTTTCGTTTAAATCTTTCTTTTCCATTTACGCTTCACCTGATTTTTTTAGAGTTCATCTACAACCTCATCAACTTCATTTACATCATCTATACCAAGTTCTTTTGAATCATATTTTAAAATACAAGCATCACATATCTTCTGATAACAAAACTCTTTCAAATCTGGATTCTCTAACAATAAGTTTTCAAAATCCTTTGATTGAAATTTGTATTCTTTGATAAGTTCACCTGTTTCTGTATTAGCATGATTGATTGTATACCAAGCACCTGCTTGTTTAAGTAACTTATGTTCTTTCATTACTGTAAGCCAAGAACCATAATCATCAATACCAGTATCAAAATACAATGGAAATTCAGCAGTTCTCATCGGTGGACCTAATCGGTTCTTGATGACTTGTGCTTTAATTTTAATTCCAATAGTATTCTTTTTACTACTATCTTTGATTTGTCCTGTATTCTTGAATCGAACACGAGTTGATGAATGAAATGGTAAAGCTTTACCACCACTCGTTGTCCAAGGGTCTCCAAACATCACACCAAGTTTTTGTCGTAATTGATTTGTAAAAACAAGAGCTATCTTTTGACGTGCAATCATTTGAGTAATCTTTCTCATAGCTTTTGATATGATAATAGCTTTAGCAGTTGCCCAACCATCTTTGTCAAACTCAGCATCCATCTCTACTTTTGTAGATGCAGCTGCTAAACTATCAACAAGAATTGTAACTAACTTATCTTTATCTGATTCTCTTATTTTTGTAACAATTGTTTCAATTGTTTCAAACACTTCTTCAGCTGTCTCCAAATGAACATATAACATATTCTTTGTGTCTATACCTATCGCTTCAAGAAATTCAGGTGATACTGCTGATTCTGTATCTATGTAAACAGCAATTCCACCTTTTCTCTGTGTTGAAGCTAATAAGTGAGAACCAATTAAAGATTTACCACTACCCTCTAAGCCATTTAACTCTGTGATTTTACCTACAGCAACACCACCATTCGGTTTATTGGCAATTGCCAAATCTAACATCGTTGAACCAGTTGAAATCCAATCCGTTACTTTAGTTGGATTAGAACCACCATCTTGTAAGAAATAAGCAACTTGTTGATGTTTGAAAGTTTTATTTAGTTCATCGGCTATGACACTAGCCAATTCATCTCTGTTATTTGACATAACTTTCTCCTATTATGAATGATGTGGTTGTATCCGGTGACACTTTAAGTTCTCCAGAGAAGTCCTTTCTCCCATCGTTTCAGATGTTTACAAACTGCGGGCGGTTTTATTCCCGTCTTCAACAACCACATATTTCGTTTATTTCTTAACTATTGAATAACTCGTCAAACGCATCTTCAACTTTATTAACTGTTGAAGTGGTAGTAGTGGTTGATGGTGTATCAGGTGTCTTCACCTCATCCACCTCTGGATTCAAATAACCAGAAAGTGCTTCTTTCAACTCATCATATGTCGGTTCAGTATACAATTCAGTTAAGTCAGGTTGATTTTCAAATATGCTTTCCAAAAGTTCAGCATCTTCTGTAATCGGTGTTTGGTTTGGTTTAACTCGAACAGTTGTTTTACCATACTGATTACCTGCTTCAGCTGGTGTCTGCCGTTCAATACCAATATCACGACCTGTGATTGGATCTGTGATATCACCATAATCAGGGTCAGCAATAACACTTAAAAGTTCTTGATATACAGTTTTGCCGAATCCCCAAAACTTTACACCTTCACTTTCACGACCACGAACTANNANNGGAACGTATGTTCTCATTTTAGGTTCTAATCGTTTTCCTTGAATCCACTCATCTTTGTTTCCAGTTGATTTCAATTTGTTGGCAAATTCTTCAACTGGGTCTGGACGACCGAATGAAACTGGTGAAAGATATGTTTTATTGTTACCTAAATTATAATGAAAGTATAATTCAATAAATGGATTATCTTTATTATGTTTGTAAGGTACAATTCTAACTACTTGTTTACCTGGTTCTGGTTTCCAAAAGTTTTCTGATGTTGATGAGGTTGCCTGTAACTTATTTAACTTATTCTTAATTGCATTTATATCCATGCTTTTTCTCCTACTTGTGTTTTATTGTTTATCGTTTATTGTTTATGGTTATCTCTATTATAACCACATAACCTATTTACTATCTCTATAATATATATCATTTTTGACATATAAAACAAGCTTTTTTTTCTATT